TTTTCGCGCTATTAGACGCTATTCTTAATCAGGGTGTGCAGATAGGTATTTTGTCTAAATCTTTCAGGCAATCCAAAATGATCTTCAAGAAGATCGAGGATATATCCAAAAGTCCCAAGGCTACATTCTTCGCTCAGTGTATCACTAGGGTTTCTAAGATGAACGATGAGTGGGTTATGGAGATAGGACGAAGTAGTATACGAGCGCTCCCGTTAGGTGACGGAGAAAAACTCAGAGGCTTTAGGTTCCAGAGGATGATTATTGACGAGTTGCTTTTGATGCCAGAGAAAATTTACAATGAGGTTATTATACCCTTCTTGTCTGTTGTGGAAAACCCTACAGAGAGACAAGAGATATATGATTTAGAAACTCAGATGATTGAGAAGGGTGAGATGAAAAAAGAAGACCGAAAGATTTGGCCTAATAACAAAATTATTGGTTTGTCATCTGCATCTTACAAGTTTGAGTATCTATACAAGATATATCAACAATATGAAGCTCTTATCTTAAACGAGAATAATCAAGACGGAGCGCATAGAACTATTATGCATTTTAGTTACGACTGTGCCCCAGATCAACTCTATGACCAGAACTTAATCAACCAATCTAAAGCAACGATGAGTGAGTCTCAGTTCGAACGTGAGTTTGGCGCTATATTCACTGATGACAGCTCTGGATACTTCAAGGTGAGTAAGATGGCAGAATGCACCTTACAAGACGGTGAGGGGCAATGTGTGGAGGTTGTGGGCAATCATAAGGATGAATACATCTTAGCTTTTGACCCTTCTTGGTCAGAGAGTGAAAGTTCTGACGATTTTGCGATGCTGCTTATAAAGTTAAACAAAGACACTAGGAAAGGAACAGTTGTTCATAGCTACGCTTTATCTGGTGCTAGTTTGAAAACACACATTAAATACATGGCTTATGTTCTGACACACTTCAATGTTGTAGCGGTTGTCGGCGACTACAATGGTGGTGTCCAATTTATTAACTCTTGTAACGAGAGCACTATATTCAAAGATAAAAATTTAAAACTTGGAGTGATAGAAGCTGAGTTAGATAAAGCTAAAGATTATGACAAGAATCTGCGAAGATTAAGAAATCAATATAATCTATCACAAAAGAATATTGTTTTTCTTAGAAAGCCCACATCGGCATGGATTAGGTTTGCTAACGAATCTTTGCAGTCAGCGTTCGATCATAAAAAGATATTCTTCGCTGGTTCAGCTATGAATGATGATTACAATATCCAACGTAAATCTAGAGTGCCTATAAAAGATTTAAAATTTCTTAGGAACGATCCTAATGAAAAAGGAGGCGTGGGCGCTAGAATGATTGATTTTGTAGAGCACCAGAAAGATATGATGGATCTTATTAAGGTTCAATGTGCTTTGATACAAATTACCACATCTGTTCAAGGAACGCAAAGTTTTGATTTACCTATTAGCCTTAGAAAACAAAAAGGAGCAGATAAAGCGAGGAAAGATTCCTATTCTGCTTTGGTATTAGGCAACTGGTTTATGAATGTTTACTACGACATGAATTCTGAAGATATCGCTAATGTGCAGACTTCTTTTACGCCAATGTTTATTTCTTAACTTTTGAAAGTTGAAAGTTAACTTTGGGGTGTAATATAAATTACATCTCATGTCTAAACGAAAATATACTAAGCGCTCGGAGTATTGGAAGAAGTTTAACGGTAGTGAACACCCTTCCAGACCGACAGAAGAAGAATTTGAGCCAGAGTTTTTAGGAGAGCCTTTCTATACGTCTGACGCTTCTTATGCGGACATTTCTAAAGCTAGGACATCTCAAACTGGCACTAGTTATACAGGCTCTAGAAGAAACAGGGCCGCACAAACAAACCCAATAGACAGGTTTAGAAGTATAGCTGTTGGTATGCTTCCTTATGAGTATGCATCTGATGGTGTCACCGCTAGAGATGCTATTGAGTTATGTCAAAAAGCTTACGCTAATGTAGCTGTATTTCGTAATGCTATTGATATTATGTCTGAGTTTACTAACACAGATATTTATCTAGAAGGGGGAACTAAGAAAAGCCGAGAATTTTTTGAGGAATGGTTTAAGCGTGTAAACATTATAGGATTAAAAGACCAATACTTCAGAGAATATTACAGAAGTGGTAATGTATTTTTATACAGGATAGATGGCAGATTCAAAGCAGAGGATTACGCTAGAATAATAAACCAAGTTGGTTCTATTGACTCTGGAGCTAATAAAATACCTTTAAGATATATATTGTTAAACCCTTATGACGTAGTTGCGAAAAGAGCGAGCACGTTTACTTATAGCGGGACATACCAAAAAGTTTTATCTGATTATGAGTTAGCTCGTTTAGCTAATCCAGTCACAGAAGAGGACCAAGCTATTTTTGATGCATTAGATCCAGAAATCAAAAAAAATATAGTTGATAGATCTTATTCCAATAAAGGTGTGAGTATAGATTTAGATCCTAATAGATTATCATACTCTTTTTATAAAAAACAAGATTATGAACCTTTCGCTATTCCTTTTGGTTTCCCAGTTCTTGAGGACATTAATGCGAAGCTGGAATTAAAAAAAATGGATCAAGCTATTACGAGAACTGTTGAGAACGTAATTCTTCTTATCACTATGGGCGCTGATCCAGAGAAGGGAGGCATCAACCCTAATAACATGGTAGCCATGCAAAATTTATTTAAAAACGAGAGCGTGGGTCGTGTATTAGTATCAGATTATACAACAAAAGCTGAATTCATAATACCAGAGTTAAACTTAGTATTAGGACCAGCTAAGTATGAAATCTTGAATGAAGATATCCGTCAAGGTCTACAAAACATTGTTGTTGGAGAAGAAAAGTTTAATTCTACACAAGTTAAAGCTCAAATATTTATTGATAGATTACAAGAGTCTAGACATGGATTTTTAAATGACTTTTTAAATAGAGAAATTAAAAGAATCGCTAAAGACCTTGGTTTTAGATCTTGGCCTCAAGCTAGGATGAAAGACATAGATATGAGAGATGAAGTCCAACTTATGAGAGCATCGACAAGACTTATGGAGCTTGGAATTATTACTCCTAAGCAGGGTATGGAGATGTTCCATAATGGCAAGTTCCCAGAGCCAGATCAGCTCAAGCCAGAACAGCAAGACTTCTTAGAAGATAGAGAAAAAGGTTACTATAATCCAATCGTAGGCGGTGTTCCTGTATACTCTCCTGACAAGAAAGCAACTGGTCCCAGAAAACAAGCTGGTAGGCCAGAGGGGACTACAGATATACCGATAGTAAATGCACAGTATTCTAGGGCTAATATACAAAAGACAATCTATGATATAGAGAGTTTTGTTAATACTTCTAAAGCTAAGATGATAGATAAACTTGGCGTTAAGGAACTAAATGATTCTCAACAAGACATGTTAAGTAATTTATGTGAATCTATAGTATGCTCTCAAGATAAAGAATATTGGAGCGAAACTTTAGAATCTTGTGTAAAAGATTTTAACGAAATAGAGAATTTAAACACTTTGAAAGAAGTTTTAGATATCTCAGCTCAACATACGTTGGATACATATCCAGCGGCAATTTTATACCATAGCGATGAACGAACATCTTAAATACACCAAAGACGGAATCGAAGTAGATGTCGCAGGAGCGATGCATTACGGAGATAAGAAAAAACAAGAATCCAAGGGGGCACCAGATATCAGCAAGCATTACTTCAAGACGAAAGAAGAGGCTATGAAAGATGCTGAGAAAATGGGCTTAAAAGGTGCCCACTCTCATAAAAGCGAGAAGGGGGAGACATTATATATGGCTGGCCCTAATCATGGAGCTTTCATGAAGAAGCATAAAGAAATGCTTGATAAGTCGGCAAAAGCTGGGCACTACGGTGATAAAAAGAAAGCTAAGGCAGAAATGAGTCCTAAACAAAAAGGCGCTCTTGATAAAAACAAGGACGGTAAGATTTCAAAAGAGGATTTTGAGATGCTCCGCAAAGACAAGAAAGAGTCTAAGAGTATGCACAAAGACAAGGATAAAAAGAAGATTAAGCCTAAAATGAGCTATGCTGAAATTTTAATTGATCTAACTAATAAGCATCTCAAAAACGAAGAGTAATGGACTATAAGTATACTACTACTTTTGACTGTCCACTACTAGCTTGTGAAATTAGCGAGTCTTCATTGATATCTAAGGCATCCTTAGAGTCATTAGCTCCTTTACTCCCAACTGATGTTGATTATGGCAGTAACATTGATTTGTTAGGTGTAGCCTTTAATGCTGCTGTTGTAAACAAGTTCAATAAGAACGGAGATGGTATGGATAGCGCAACAGCCGCTAAGTATACTAAAAACTTCATACATAAACCTACTAACATAGAGCATGACAAACAAAAAGTTGTTGGTCACATAGCTTCAGCTGGTTATAGTTCATTTGGTGACAACAAATTACTATCTGAACAAGAAGTAAAAAATAAAAAAGAACCCTTCAATATTGCATTAGGTGCAATTATTTATAAAGGTGTTAATCCTTCTTTCACTAAATTAGTCGAAAGTTCTTTGGACCCAGAAGATGGTAGTTATCAAAAGGTATCTGCTAGTTGGGAGGTTGGTTTCAATAGTTATGTTTTAGCTGTTGGAAGTGACCTATTAAGTGAATCTAGGATTGTCTCTGACCCCGATGAAATACTTGAATTACAAGGGTTTTTAAGAAGTTTTGGTGGTAATGGTAAGACTGACAAAGGTGAGACTATCAATAGGTTAATCATGGGTGATATCTACCCTCTTGGTATAGCTTACACTTTAAATCCAGCAGCCCAAGTCAAAGGCTTGTATGGTGAACCACCTAAAAAGTCCCAGTTTTTTATAAAGGATAAAAGGGATAAAATTTCACAAAACCGTGAATTAAATGTAAACAACGAAAAGAACTTTATCGACATGGAAATGGAAAAGACTCTTAACGAACTTAAGGAGCTACTTAGTGAGAAAAAATTCTCCAAAGAAGCTGTCGCTTCGATGACTGACACTTTTGCAGACGCTATCCGTCAGCGGGATGAACAATACCGCAAGGATGTCGAAGCAGAAAAGACAGCTAAAGAAGGCGCAATCAAGGAATACGAGGAGTTAAAATCCTCGGTTTCTGAGATGGAAGAGAAGCTGAATGCTGCCAATGAGCGCATTCTTGCTTTTGAACAAGAAAAGAAAGCTGAAGAAGCCGTTGCCTCATTTAATGAGCGTATGGATTCTCTGGATGAAAAATTCCAACTTGATGATCAAGACCGCGAATTTCTTGCTACTGAGCTTAGGGATCTAGATGATTCTGATGCTTACGAAGCATTTGCATCCAAGCTGGAAGTTCTTTGGAAACATAAAAACAAAGAGGTGCAAGCCGAATTCGATGCTGAGATTCAAGCTCGTATTGATGAGGAAGTCGCTAAGAGAGTATCTAACGCTTCTGAAGAAGAAGTCCAGTTAGAAGAAGCTCTTGATGATGCGGAGCCTACTGATGTTGGTGTTTCCAATGCAAACGAAGCTGTTGCTACTGAAGAGCCTTCTCTTCGCGATAAGTTTAAGAGCGCATTTTCACGCGATAATATCGAAATTTCTTAATTAATAACCAAATAAAATCATGGCATTACGAATTCTACCATTCAGACAATATTCTGATCACGATGTCGTCAACCTCTTTTCCGTTATTGCGGTCGATGTTAATGACGCTACGACCGACTCAGGTGCTGGCGATGCTGGCCTCTTTGTTAAGGTCGCTGACGGTAACTTTGATGCAGAACCTGTTGAATACCAAACGAACTCTTATCTGGGTGATACCAGCTATCCGTTCCTTGGCACCACCAAGATGTATCCTGAAGTTAATCTTAAAATCACAGGCGCTAAAGACGAAGACCATTGCATTGGTATGACTCTTTATCAAACCGCTAAGAATGACGAGAACGGCGAAAAGCTGCTTTATAATCCACAAAAGCAAGAGGAACTCCAAGCGATGCTCCCAGGGCAAGCTGTTCCCATTGCAACTAAAGGTATTTTTACCTTAAGTTCTTCTGCATTTGACGGGCCTCTTACTAGCTATACTCCAGGAAATAGGATTAAGCTTTCTTCTAACGCTGGTAAAATCACTGGTTTTTCCACTGTTACTGCTGCGACTATTACCACGGGTGATTTAGTAGACGAAGATAAAGTCTTTGGTCACGTTCTTGGAACTGGAAATCGTCCAAACGAAGGGAACACTACAGATCAATTCTCTGGTGACTACATCGTTGTATCGTTTGATTGTAACTAATAAAAGAAAGGACTTTATAACATGAAAATTACTTTAAAAAGAA